TAGAAGTTGGACCCCGGATCGCGCAGCGCCAGCAGCGCGTTGGTGCCGGCCTCGCGGTACGGGGCCGTGTCCTCGCGGGAGGTATTGTAGAAGTCGAGAAGGTCCTGCCGCGACGTGTCATACTGCCGCGCCTGCTCGTCGATCTGGCGATTCATCGCCTCGACCTGAGCCTCGGTCGCCGCCTGGGAAGCCGCGGACTGGCTCTTGGCCGATTTGCTGCTCAGCAGACCGCTGGCGAGGGAGGCAACGCCTCCGATAACTGCGCCCCACATTACGATGGATGCTCCACAAGAACGCGCAGCGTGCCACTGCCAAGATCGATGGCGCCGCCGCTGATATTCCAGAACGTCACGACCACGGTGTTCGCCGCCGGCACCGTCGCCAGCACCTGGACGCCGGCATTGCCCGGCGTGAACGAAGCCTTGGCGTAGTCGCCAGCCAGCACGCCGGGGATGGACAGCGCCGTCGAAGTCCACGCGCTGGCCGCGATGTTCGGCGGGTTGTAGGTGGTCGAAGCCGTCAGCCGTGACCGGTTGAACGCAGACAGGCCGTCATATGCGGCGTAGGAGACCTGGAGCAGCGTGTTGAAGAACAGTCGCCACGCTGATCCGACGCGCCGGTCCTTATCGACAAGGACGTGCTTGTCGGGGATATCTGCCCGCTCGGTCGCCATCAGTGCGCGGCCCTGTCAACGTCGATATTCGCCGCGACGATGCTGGTCATCACCGGATCAGCCATCGTCAGCCGGTAGGTGCGGCTGCGCGACGTGCCGAGCCGAGACCAGTGCATCCGCGTCTGGTACTTCCCGAGCCTGCCCAGCGTCTGCCAGTGCTCGTTGGAGAAGGTGCGCCCCCGGTCATCAGACCATTGCAGGCACACCTGAGGGTCCACGCCCTGCCCGACCAGCAGACCGACGCCCGTCTCCATGTCCAGCTCGAACCGGTTGTGCCGGAGGTAGTAGCCCTCGCTGTTGAGCGTCGTTCCCGTCGCCAACCGCTGGATCTGCACGCCCGTCTCATGCGCCGACACCGGCCGCACGAGATACAGCCGCCCGTCGATGCTATCGCCGCCGACGACGCCGCCACCGAACATCACGCCGCAATGCGGGCGCCACGTGCCGAAATAGCCGTCGCTCTCCCGCTCGTGCCATTGCTGGGTGGTCAGGTCGTAAACCCAGGTCTCGCCCGCCCACGGGAAGGTCAGGACAAACATCTGGTGCCCGTCCATGTCGTACGACCACGCGCGCGCGTCGAACACGACACCGTAGCCGGCCCATGCCTGCTCGATCGCGTGCGTCGAGATGCGCCGTGGCAAACCGCCGTCCGACATATAGGCAACGCGGTTTTCGCCGAACCAGAAGATCAGGCTTTCGCGAGCAACAATCGCGAACGGGGCGACCGTGCCGTGCTCGATAAAGCCCGACGACGACCGCTGGAATGGGAAGTCGCCGCTCGTGGCGCCCACCCAGATTTCCGAAGTCCGCTCCCCAACCAGCCATAGCGTCTGGCCGACGCGCTTGACCGCGGTCAGATAGTCGGGCGCAGCTTCCTTGGAGGCGAAGTCCAGCGCATCCCAGTTGCGGCCGTCCATCAGTTCGCTGATGAAGAACTCGTTACTGAACGGCGTGGAGCAGACGAAGTAGCCGTTGATGTAGGTGACGCTGGTCGCGCCGGGAAAGTCCGTATCCGTGATCTGCGTCAGGGACGAGGTGGTGGCGATCCATCCCTGGTTCGTCTCAGGGACGACGATCATCACCTGCGTCCCGTTGTTCGCCATCGAAACCGGGCCGCCGCTGGCGATATTGCCAAGGAAGGTCGAAGCGCCGCCGGCATTGACCAGATAGACGCCGGTTCCGCCGACAACGAAGATCGCCTCGCCCATCACCTCCATGCCCCGGATGGGGCCGGTCGCAACCAGGGTGAACTGCTCAAGCCCCGGCGTCGGAAGGAGAACGATCTTGCCCGTCGCGAAGTCGGGCTCCATCTCCGGATACCAGTTGATCATCCTCTGCGCCGACACCGGAAGGCTCCGGTGCTGGTAGCAGGTCATCAGAAACGGTTGACGCATTGGACCCCTCAATGGGCGCTATCACAGCGGCCACGACGGCTTTGACGGCGCGCCGCGTCTCGGCGCTCACGGTGGGCTCGGCGTCCCCGTCGAGGGTTGCCGCGAGATCGGAAGTGGCCGCCTCGACGAAGCGGTCCAGCGGGATGCTGACCACCTCCGCGGCGACATTGCGGGGACGTGCGAACGTCACGGCCCCGTCGCGCTTAAGCGTGAACCGCATGCCCCGCGCCATCGCGAGACGAGTGGCCTTGGAGATGATGTCGTCGCCCTCGGGGACGACAGGCTCAGGCCGCGACGGGCGCGGCTTGACGTTCCGCCACGGCGAACCGTGGTGGCGTTGCGGATCGCGAAGGCGTGCCATTCAGCGCGCCCAGCGGCGGACCTTGCTGGCCGGGATACGGCCCTCGTTCAGCGCGAGCAGCGCGTTCTTGCCGTACTTGTCCACGGCCTCGCTCCGAAGCACGACTTCGTGTTCGTGAACGGTTCCCGCGGGCTTGTTGCGCTGGACGCGTCCATCGCGACCGGCGCCCGTGTAGCCCCCCTTGCGGTAGGCCGCGTCTGATGCTCCGCCGAGGCCGGCCGCGCCCATGTCCCCGCCGCCATCATCGCCGGGGCCGTCTCCGGATTGGTTCGGCCCATCGGTAGACTTCGGATTGTTGATGGTAAACCACAGGCGGGAAAGCGCCCCCTGCGCGCCCTGGCCGCTGCGCAGATATGGCGCCCCGTAGAAGCTGCTGTTGTTGATAGCGCCAGATCCGGGCATCCCGGCCGCCTCCCCCAACGCGGACCAGTCGTAATCGGCGCCCGCATCGGTCGGCAGATCCTCGAACCCCATACCGCGCGCGGCCCGCGCCAGATCCTCGTTGGAAATGCGATTATCGCCGTACTGGCCGCCAAACGCGCTGGTCCACAGCGAGTATGGATCGACCGGAGCAGCAGCCTGCGGCGTCGGCTCCGGTGTCGGCGTCGGTGTCGGCTCCGGAACGGGATTGGTCGGCAGACCATCGACAGGCTCGAACGGCTCCGGTTCCGGAATATCGGTCACGCCGGGGATTTCCGTCGTCCCGCCGACATCGCCCTGCGCCGGGCCAGAGATGGGCGAGTAGTAGTCGCGCCCGAACGAAAACCGGAACGGGTCATAGAGCAGCGCATTGCCGTAGCGGTTCGCGACCGCCTGACGGTACGGGTTGCCGCCGTAGAGAGAGCCGGACATGTCAGTATCTCCAACCGTACACGCGGCCGGCGGACTGCCACCGGACCAGTGCGGGATCGATCTGCGCGGGCTGCGGCGCTGCATACGCCGCCTTCAGGTTCTGCAACCCCTCGGCCGCCGCAGCGACCACGACAGGCGATGGCGTCGCGCCCCATTCAGGCGCCATCATCACCGCGAGGTTCCACATCAGGGCGTCAATCTGCCAATCAGGCAGGGGAATATCGCTATGCAGCGTCAGCTTCTGCCAGTTCCAGCGGATGCCCTTGCCCTCCCAGGCCGCCGCCATGGCATTGAGCTCCTCAAGCGCATGCTGCGCCTCGGACGCGGACGGCTCCTCCTCGGCCGCGACGGCGCCAATCTTGCGCAACGCCCGGCGGATGATGTCGAGAGCGGTCATCGCTGCCCCTGCAAAGAGATGGCCCCGCCGATCGCTCGACGGGGCCGCTTCATCACGCCTTGCCGCTCAGACGAGTGGCCAGCTCGGGGTAGATCGCCTTGACGCCCCACAGGACATCGAGACGCCACTTCGACACGTCGTTGGTGCCGTCGTACACGGGCATCACGCGGACGCTCAGCCCCTTGTAGGACTCGCGCGCGCCGCCGACCGTACCGGCCGGGATTTCCAGCGGGCGCATCACCAGCGCGAACGCGTTCTTGTGGAACGCGAGGTTCACCGGATAGCCGGTGGCGGCCGTGCCGAGCACCGTCAGATCCTTGCCGGAGCCGAGCGTGGCCGAGCAGTTCTGATAGGCGCCGGACACGATGATCGCCGGAGTGATGGTCAGGGACACGTTGCCCGAACCGTCCGCCGTCGCATCGCTCACCACGGTGAACTGCTTGAGCCGCGGCAGCACCGTCTTGGACACCGGGTTCACATCGTAGATGTCTTCGATCGTGAACACGTCGCCCGCCTTGGCGAACGCTGCCGAGGCCGTCGCTCCGGTCACCGCCAGCGTCTGCTGGTTGGTGGACTTCACGTTGGCCCAGGTGGACGCCTGCGCGGTGGTGTTGGCAACCGGGGTACCGCCCCAGGCGCCGACAGTGTGCGTCGGCACGTTCTGGGCACGGTACGTGTCCATGTTGCCGATCATGCCGAGCTTGGCGCGCTCCAGCGCCGTCTTGGCCTTGTCGTTGATGTACAGGGCCGAGATGCTGCCCAGCATCGCGTAGTAGTCCGCCGGGGACATCACCGCGGAGCGGCTGTCGTCGGGCACCGCGCCCTCATCCAGGCGCTGCGGCGCCTGCGCGAAGTCGGGGAAGCCGTCCACCGCCTGGCCCGGCGTGCCGGCCCAGTTCGCCACGTCCTTGTAGAGACCGAAAATGCCCATATCGATCTCGTTCGCGATGGTGATCATCGCGGGGCGGATGTAGCGCTGCGACAACTCCTCGATGGTCAGGGTCAGGTCCTTCGACGTGAAGCCGAAGTCCACACCACCCTGGTTGTCGAGGGAGACAGCAGTGTTGCCCTCCTCCACGTCCTGGAGCGCCATGGTGGGGCCGGTGCGGTAGGTGAACCGAACGGGCTTGCGCACCCGGATGGTGTCACCGACCTTGGCGAATTCCCGCTCGTAGTCGCGGTGAACGAGCTTCGCCATGACCAGATTGTTGTCGAGATGGACGAGCGCCTCTTTGGCGATGATGTCCGGCGTGATCAGTGCATTTGCCATCTGATCGTCGGTCCTTCTGAGGGACGCGCCGCTTCACAGCGGTGCAGTCGTGGTGATGGCCTATTCGCTGGACGCCGCTCGCCACGCCGCGTATTCGTCCATCGACATCTTTCGAGGGTCTTTCGCGGTCGCGGTGCCTGCGCCACTCACCGTCTTCGGTGGCGGGTTGGCCTTTGAGACAGAGGCGGCCTTCCGCCGCTGCTCGATGCGGTCTTCGATCTTGCCGAGTTCGACGATCTGGCGAGCGATGCTCAGGCCGCTGATGCGGCGCGCTTCGCCGGGGTTCTTTCCCAGCCAGTAGGCAACGTCCGCGCCCATATCCATGTCCGCCATCGCCTCGGCCATGGCCGGGGTGATCGACAGGGATCGCGTGAATACGACATCCTCGTAGTCGGGATACTTGCGGGCTGCGTCGGACACCTTCTCGTGCCACGCCTCCCGGATGCTCTCGACCGCCTCGGTCTGCCGAGCCATCCGCTCCGCAGCCTCGGCCTGAGCCCGTTTCAGCTCCGCGCGATACTCGATACGGGCTTCGAGGTACTCAGGGTCGTACTCGCCGGCCTTGAAGTCGGCCGGATTGGGCGCAGCCCCGA